TCAAAGAAAGCTTGTCTATCTGCTGTTACAGTATCTGCACCTGCTTCTAAGTAAGCTTCTTGGTTTTTTTCAAACTCAATCCCAGCAGTAGTAAGTAGATCATAAGTAGCTACACGTGCTTCCTGTCCCTGCCTTGCTATAACTCCACTTTTAATAGCGTTATTTCTTTCAGCTATTTGTTGTTGTTGTAAGGCTGCTTGCTGTTTTAAAACAGGAGTAATACCTTCCATAAAGGTTGCTAATTGGTTTTGTGTACGTTCTTCTGCTGGTCTAGTATAAGTCTCAACTGCACGTGCCACAGGTTGAACAATAGATTTACTAGTATCCATAGGAGAAACTACTAATCTTTCTTTAGCCATGTCTTTTCCTTACTGATCCCAGTCAATGAATGATGATGAATATGAACCTGCATCAACGGTAATACTTTTACGTTTTTCTAATAGAATATTTACTTCATCTTGGACAGCTAACTGTCTAGCAGCCACTGCCTTAGTGGTCTGTGCTTCAGCAGTTTTCATTCCACCGTAGGCTTGTAAACCTGCTGTAGCTACTGCCGCAAACATAGAAGGTTCCTGACCACGTGGCATGGAGTTAATGCGTGACTGTGCCTCAGCACTAGCACCCATCTTTTCTAATTGAATTTGATTACGTAATGCTTTAGTTTGTTGGTTTATGGTAGTTGTGGTACGCAGCCTAGCAGTTTCAAACTGTTCTATGGCATTGTCAATAGAACTACCACCTTTAAAACCTGCTTCACCAGCAGCTACTTTGGCTCTTTCTGTTTTCTGTAGAGCAGCAATAGCCAACTGTTCTTTTTGCCCTGCCGCTGCTTCTTGCTCTTGTATCATTCGTGTGTTAAGAGAACTAATCTTTAAGTCTCTAGCTTGAGCAGCATTAATACGGTTTTGTTGATACCTAGCTTCATCTTCTTTTGCTTTTTGACTAGCACCTAAGAAATCTACAATAGTACCACCAATTGCCATCATGGTCATTGGGTCCATTTTATATCCTCACAAATTCTAAGAAGGGTTTGTTACCAACACCCCATGTGTCATGTCTCTTAATGAATACGCATCCTATATACTTTAACCAATTGAGTGCTACTGTATACTCAGCGTCACACGCATTGGTTAGTACTGGATACTTCTTGTTTACTTTGTTAATCCATGTCAGAGAGTCACGCATAAATTGCCGCCAAACTTTCTTTAGTGGAGGGGCTGTAAGTAGCCATGGTATACCTGTCATATCATCTAGACCAACTACACCATACATACCAGCTAGTTCGCCTGTCTCTGTTACTACAATAGTCCAACACTCTTCAGATACGTCAAAGCCTTCTTGCAGTGCTACCTTGACACTGCCATGTGAGGCTAGTACTTCCTGTGTGTCTTCTGGTCTTAGGTTTGTTGCCAGATGATCTACATCAGCTTGAGTACTTGCTCTCACATGCAGTTTCATTACATTCTCCTTGAACGTAGGACATAGAACCCTTCCCACTCTGCTGATTGGAAGATGCAGGGTAGGTGGTTATCACTTTCTAATACAATGTCTACTGAACCAGCCTGACCTAGTACACCAAAACGGTAAGTACCAGACTCAATAGCAGCAGCACTAAGTATGTTAGCACCACTACCCACCACACGGCCTGTAAAGGTACGCACATAGGGTGTACGTTTAAGAGGTGTTACAGTCACAGTAAAGAAGGCTGTCTTGTTATACACAACAGCATAGTTTCTTAATTGTAATTGTCCAGTAGTAATAGGTTTGTTATCCTGCTTTAATACAGGCTCAGAGAATTGGTATTTAAATGTAAACGGAATACCAGCAAAGACTTTCTCAGAGTTAGCTAGCTTTGCAGCTACAGCACTAAGAGGAATAAGCTTACCTGTCTGGTCTACATACACCACATTAGAGTCCACATAAGGTATGGTAGTAAGTCCACCTGTTTCTAACATCACTCGTCTATCTAAGTGAATAGAGAAACTACCTGTAGTATACACTGTAGCATCATCTACAGACAAGTTAATCTTTTCTAGGAATAGGTTGTTACTACGTTTAATTAGGATAAAGACATCAGCTAGGTTAAATGACACACCTACTACATCACCATCAAACGTCCAACGTGACCATGAAGACTGTAGCTTTTCTCTACCACTCCAATAGTAACGATATACATAGATAGCTGTAGGATCATCAGCAGCCTGAGCAATAAGCATGTCCTCGTTAGACGATGCCTGAATGTTTGTTATAACACCCCTAAGGTACTCTGGTACATGCGCTGTAGTCTCTGTAGCATCGTTGACATCAGTGTCAGTATCTACAAAGTACTCCCACATGCCTGACCATGCACCACGTTTAGTAGCAAAGTATACATACTTACCAGCCTGTGCTGGCTTGGCTACAAGACTAGCCTCAAACTCAGTGGTACTAGCTACGTTAATAGTCTCAGGTGTAAGGATAGGATCAGCAGTAACTTTAAACTGTGTTAGTTCAGAGAACAACAGTAGTGCTTCGTTAAAGGGTACAGCATGTTTAAGGATACTAACCTTGTTAGAGGATACTGCTACATCAATAGGATCACTGTCTACAATAGTTAGTACTGACTTACGGAAGAAGTCAAACTCTGTAAACTCACCTGCCCTAGCAAAGATAACATTCTCATCAGCAAGCAAGCCTAGCCTGTTACGATGAAAGAAGATATCAGCAATTGTATAATCTACAAAAGAGGGGAAGGGGTTTGTGTCATCATTACCTACCTTACGGTCAGCATAGTTGATCTCATCAAACTGAAAGTCACCACTAGGTAACTTTGATAATTTATGGGGAAGGGTAGAAGCATCTAAGTCAATAAGGACGTTAGGCTCTACTGTTTCTTTCCACACACCATTACTGAACTTAACATAGTAGTCATCCTGTGCCTTCTGGTTATCACCAGATACACCAATAACAAAGTCATTTGGTCCCTCAACAGGTAGCTTCTTAAAGTCTGGTGTCTCATCCTTGAACACAAGTAAGTGTTCGTTACCATGAGAGTCACCTACTTCTACTTGGAAGTCTGTACTGTCAGTAGACTGAACGTGGATTACTGAGCCATAGCGTGTTAGTGTTAAACCAGTAACAGCACTAGCGTTAGTGATGTTCTCATAGTAACTACTATTAACACCAGTACCTGAGAAGGTATCAAGGTTCTCAGCAATCAAGTCAGTAGATGCACCACGCTCTGCATTTTGTGTAGCACTAGTACTGTCCTGTGTTGAGGACTTTGTAGCAAATTCTACAGTACTTGTGCTTCCACCCTTAGTGAGCTTTAAGCGATATGTAGAGGCATAGTCAGCCTGTCGTACATATACCAATGCCTCAGGGTTACGTGTAGGACTTGTGGTAGTGCCTTGAGCTACTACCGTATTCTTGTTTACAATAAAGGTTACATCTGCAATGGATACAGCAGCCAACTCTAAGCTAGGGTCAGTCAATCCTGTCAGATAACTAGCAGCGTTATTGGTGACAGTCTTAGAGACACCATCCTTGTCAAACACCCTGATAGTGCCAGCCGTATCTACCACCATAGAGTAAAACTCATTCTCATCCCTACGGATAGTATGAATGAAAGCCTTATCCAGATTAGCAATAGTACCTAGATCAGCAATATGCTCAGAGCTAGGACGCTTAGACAGTCCTGTTACCACACTTGACAGAGCGTTCTCTTGAACCTCTGCCTGTGTAGCCAGACGTAGTGATGGTGGCTGTTGTGATACACCGTTAATAAGGTTAGGGATAGATTGACTGATGAGTGCCATTAGATTGTTCTCCGTCCCTGCCTATCAATAATGCTAAAGGTATCATAGTTGTCAAAGATGTTATGGTCATCAGCAGCCTTATCAAAATCTTTAAGCTGGACTAAAGCCTGTTGTTCATCTTTCTCTTGGAAATCATGTAGTGTGTTAGAACCTACCACACGATCTTGAAAGATACGAGTAGCGCGTAGTACAATGTAACGCTTTGCTACTTCTGGTAGGTCATCAAAGACTAATTGTATTACCACATCAAGGGCAGCGTTTGTGCCAACTATGAAAGTGTGATTAACTCTGTCGTACATTTTTAAGCCACGCTGTACAAGATTAGGCGCGTTGGCCTTTAGCGTAGCATCTGCTCTAAGAATATCAGCGGGGAGTAGTATCTCACCTGTTGGTGTCTGAGCGAAACTTTTGTTTAATTCTGTGTTGAAGTGCCAGCCCATAGACTGTACTTCTCTGTCAATAGTATTTAAAATACTTTCTGCAATCTCAGCCTCAATCAATCCTGAGGACAAACTACTTACTGGTGCTTCACCAATGGAAGATAGCATTGTATTGACTGCATCTAGTTTACTTGTTCCAGCCATGATAGCTCCTTACCATTTAACCTTGTTAGCCCAATAAGCAGCAGAGGTTTCACCCTTTTTAATATTCTTGGCATGTCTAGCCTTAAAGGATTCCTGTCTTGCTGTTGGTTGCCTATCACCTGTTACACCTTGTTGACCAAAGCGTATAACCTTAGGCTTATCTTTAGTACCTATTAACACCGCATGAGACTTAGAGGCATTTGGCGTTCTTTTAGGTATCCGCAAACCCTTAAAGGTTTCTCCTGCGTGTGTAATAGTCATTACTTTTTCTTTCCGTACTTAGCCATGATAGCAGCTACCTGCTTCTGTGGCTTACCACCAAAGGACATCTTCTTGCCTGTCTTCTTAGACGCAGCCTTAGCCTTAGCAATGCCTTCTTTAGTATACTTGTATTCTTTACCTGCTACTTCTGGCATATCATACTCCAAAGTAAAAAAGGGAGTAGCCGTTAAGCTACCCCCAATATTCTTAGACCTCTACAAGACCGATACATGATGCAGGACGCAGGACGTTATGCCCCATTGCGTATTTTGCCACCATCAATGTGCCTTGTCGGTTAATTTGATACTCAGACTCCATGCCCAAGTCAAGCAACTTGACAGTAGCAACAGCTTCTGGTGTAAAGACAAAGCCACGGAACTTAGCAGCTTCTGCAACCATGTCGCGTCCATCTACAGCAGCAGTTGGAAGGTCATAGTGAGTAGTGCGTCCAGAACC